AAACGCAACAGTGCTACTGGTTCAAAGTAGGACAGTAATGAACTAGCTCTTGCTGCAAGTACTTCGTTTATGTTGGAACTTTACGAACCTCTAGTTATAGCTCTGGTTGTTTCTGACACAGACGTTGCGATTGTGGGAAATCTATACGAGAATCTAGTACCAGCTACTACTACAGAGATATGTGCAGTTGGTGTTTCGGTACTTGCGATAGATTACTCTGAAGAGCCTTATGCTTGGGTACAGACTTGGGGGCCTTGCACTGTCCTGGATACTGGTGGACATTCAAAGGGAGAGTTATCGTGTCTTAGTAACAATGGAGCTGCTATTTTGGAAAGTGGCTACACTTTACCACGAATTGGATATTGTTTAGCGACTGTTGAAACTACTGAACAGGTTCCAATATACCTGAAAATGGCTCCGTAAAGTTACGGTAAAATTGAGGGGTGGGGGCTATGCCTCTGCCCCTTCCACTTGGAGGTGATAACCATGGCCCTTACTCACGCAGAATTAGTTAGCCAGGTAGAGGAGGACACTGGCAGGACGGACAAAAGTACTGAAATCGGTACATACATACATCGAGCACAGAACATTATAGTACGAGATGCCTCTATTATGCACCATGACTTTAGCTGCTTAAAGGTAGAGAGCTATACTGATACAGTAGATGGCACTAAAACATATAGTTTGCCTCCTACGCTCAAGTCTTTCTACGACCTACGCTTATGCGAGTCTACTACTAAACGTAAGTTCATTGCACTTACTCCCCGTAGACAAGACCTACACCATCCTTACCCTGAAGATGACTCAGAAGCTACTCCTAAATATTACATTCTATGGGGACGATACTTCGATCTCTCTCCTATTCCTGACGCAGCCTATACAATGTATATGCGATGGTTAAAATGGCCTACTGCTATGGCAACTGGAGCAGCATCTGACCTTTTGTATATGGACGAAGTAATCATCAAGTGTGCTGACTGGCTCACTGTACTATCTCTCAACTTAGAGAAAGACATCAGACGTTTCAAGGCTGACTATCGTGACTTACTACAAGCTACAGTTACAAGTGACAAAAGTGAGCATAAATATGATATGACACTGAAAGCACAGCCCTTTACTACTGCTGTTACAACAGGAGCAGATATGACTGACTATCATCTGAAGCCTGGATGGATTAGGAGTCCAGGATGATAGAGTGCGAAGATGGTCAACATTATGAAGGTAAAGATGTTAAACTACATATCTATTGCCCTCTATGTGATGGACCTACATGGGTTTTAGAAAAAGAGAAAGAAACTATATGTGATAGTTGTGGAAAAGTGATAAAGAAAAAGGAGGGTCAACCATGGGGCTGGTAATAATGGCAATAGGTGCTGGTGGGATTATAGCTTCAACAATATTTGAGATACGAACAAGAGCTAAAGTGTATGAGATTATGATGAAAGTATTCCCTTTATGCTTCGCTGTGGGGTGTCTCCTTTGGACGCTAGGGTAAACTTTGATTATGGTGAGTGCTTTCGTTGTAAACGACTTATGCCTATAAAATGGTTAATACAAATATGCTTTTATAACGGGCATTTAATTGAAGGAAAGTTTCATCATAAACTAATATGTCAGGCATGTATAAAAACAGCGAATCAAATATTTAAGGATGTAGAAAATGGCAACTAGAGAGGATGAACAAGGTCTGCAAACTCCTGCAGTAATCAGTCCTACCAAGATGTTAGAGGGACGTATGCCTGCTCTCGCTCTTCATCCTCGCTATGCTGCAGACTGTCTTAATGTCAGACCTGAAGGTGGCATACTAAAGAAGCGTACAGGTTACGCTGCGTTTGATGTTGATATAAGTGGTGGGGGAAACTTAGATGGACGTATACAAGGACTAGCACAAACAGTATTTGGGTGGGAAGATGATATAGTCATACTGCTTCAAGATGCTACTAACAGTACATATTACTTGTATGATGATAGTGGTGAGAATTGGATGGAGGCAGAGCAAACGTCTAATACTGCCTATAGCCAACTCTCGTCATGTCCTGCAGTCAATGGCGGGGTAGAGGTAATGGTTTTGTCGGATGATAAAATCCCTGTCCAAATATGGGATGATGCTCAGTCTGGTGCTGCTGCTAAGGTTGCTGCTATCAGCTTTGACTCAACTAATGCTACACTAGCAAAGATTGTTCGCTATTTCTATGACCGCCTAGTCATGTTTAATGTAAGTGTGGCTGGTACTAGAGATAAGAAAATGGTTGCATGGACTGGTATTGGTGATGTGACTGATGATGACGGGGGAAGTTCAGCCTCTAACCTTATACTAGGCAGAAAGGGTGGTCAGATTATAGGGGCAGAACAACTTAGTGATGACATGGTAATTTACTGTGAACATGAAATACTGCGACAGGCATATATCGGGGGGACAAGTATATTTAGGTTTGATGCTATGGATACGTTTAATGGACTAGCTGCTCAGAATGCTATAGCTAATCTCGGTGACCGTCACTTATTCCTGTCAGATAGTTTTACAGTTCAAGAGTACAGTGGTGGACAGTTCTGCCGTCCAATAGGCGACCCTGTTAACCTTAGTATTCAAGCTGCTATTAACAAAACATACTACGCTAATAGTTTCTTTGTTCTAGCCAAGGGACTAAACGAAGCATGGTTGTTTATTCCTACATCCAGTGCCACTCCTGATACTGTCTATGTCATTAAATATGGTGGGTGTGTAGAAGAGTATGGGTGGTATAAGTATAGTCTGAGTGCATTTGCTGCTATGGTCTATGATAAGTGGTATGTAGTGGGGGGCTTTGAGGATGCTATCTATGACTTTGACTATAGTTCAGCAAATGATGGAGCTACGGCAATTGATGGCTGGATTGAGACAGTAGACTTTACTAACATAGACAATCCTTCTGAGAACATTAGACATGAAGGACTGAGAGGAGAGGCTAAAGGCAATGCTGACGATACATTGACTGTGCAATACTCTACGGATGAGGGCACATCATGGAGTAGTGTAGGTAGTGTCACGTTGACTGCAGCTTGGGCCTTTTTCTACTTGCCGTTTGACAGTGGTTATGCAAGAAAGGTTAGATATAGATTCCGTAATGCTTCGACAGATGAGACATTTGAACTCAAATGGTTCCAACCCATTCTACTTCCTGCAGGTGAGAGATAATGAAAACAACTCCATACCCCAACTTGCCTCGTCCTCCTGACATAATGCGAGCACAGTGTCCAGAGGCTAATCCTATCAACTACCTCTCTGACTACTTGTGGAAGTTCAATCGTACCCTTAACACTTATTTTCCTTGGATATACTATGACATGCAATATGGCAGACCATTCTTTGATGATGACAGGACAACAGACTGCGGAGAGATGAAGTTTGACTCTTCCGACCTTACTATGAACATCTGCGGTACTGAATATACTCATAGTATAGGTGTGTATACGCAAACATTTAGAAGAGAGACTATAAGTCCTGAGTTTATAAGGAGAAAGGGAGAAGGTGTTGATTGTGCTGCTTCTTGGACAGATTACATTGGCAGTCCTACTTATACAGCAGAAACCTATTTTTTTACAACTTTCAATATAATTCAATTACGTCAACTTAGTTTAGGTGGAGAGCAAGCTAGGTCACTCAAATATTACTTAAAGTTTGATACATCAGCAGCCGATCCTGATCCTACTTCTGCTACACTTAGAATATACATTGACCAATTTAGTAAATCTGCTGGTCTTGATGACCCCAATCTTCAAGTCTACTCACAAGACTGGGGAGAAGAAGTAGATACAGGTGATAGAACTGGAGGTAGTGTTGTAGCATCTCAGGTTATTGGTGAGTCTGATGAAGACACGTTTATTGAATTAGATGTAGGCACTGATTCTGTTACTATTGGAGGAGATAGTAAGTATAGACTGACCTTTGAAGAGATTGAGGATGAAACTGTTATTGGCTGTGAAGAAATAATTAACATTCATGTAAGTCAACTTTCGGCTGGAGGCAAAATGGAACGATTGATTTTAGGATATGGTGGGTAATGGCAATAAAAACTAGACCTACTATTAAACTACCGCCTATTCCTCCTCAGATAGACAATAGAGAGGTACGTAAGTATCTTGAACGACTTGATGTTGCTGTTAAGCATTTTGTCAAGGCTGTCTATGACGACTTGTCCAACGGCAGAGTACAACACAGAGCTTACACTACCATACCTACTACCAGTGATGTAGAAGAAGGAGAAGTGGTGTTTTACTCCAGTGGTAGTACGTATAGATTCTATGCAAATGTAGCAGGAAGTATGCAATATATAACCATGACTTAACGGGAGGTGGAATAGATGGCGATTAGAAGAACACAACCTTATCCATCAACTGCTTGGGGAGCAGGAGCAGGAACGTTAGGATGGAATCTACCAGTAAGTTCTTATGGAGGCACACGTGGAGCACCAGCCCCACCAAGACGAGGCAAGACGAGTGGACGAGTAACTTCTAGACGACCTACATTTGGTCAGTATCCTACTCAAACTCCACAGCAACAGCAAATATTGTCAAGGCTAATGAGACAGACAGCACAACGTCCTCAGTATCAACCTGTAGACGTGCCTACTGAACCTCGTCCTACTTATGGAGCTGTGGGATTGGCTGGTGCTGGACAGAGAGCAGGGACATTAGGTAGGATGATGGCAGTGAGTCCAGAGGAGGAAGCTGCTGCAATCCAGCGAATGAGTGCACCAGCAATGAGGCAGTTTAAAGAACAGATATTGCCAGGCATACGGGGAGGAGCTGCAG